CAGCTTTGCATCCATCTCGCTCTCGGTGTAGTACCGGTCGTCGTGGTTATGCCCGCTCACCGCCACTCCCGTAAGCTTTTCATTGATCTCTGCTTCCGTATAATACCGGTCGTCGTGGGTATGGGCAGTCGGCGTAAAAGCAGTCGGCTTACCGCTGATGCTGTCCCATGCCGGCGCTGCCACGTCAGAAAACTTGTCGTCCACTTCGCTTTTGGCGTAATACAGGTCATCATGAGAGTGTTCCGCATCCGCCTTGCCGCCAAGCTTCGCATCCATCTCGCTCTCGGTGTAGTACCGGTCGTCGTGGGTGTGGCTGGTGTCCGCTTTCCCCGCAATGGCGCTGTTCACCTGCTCTTTGGTGAAGTATCGCCCGTCATGGTCATGCCCATTGTCAGCCTTGGTCGAGAGCTTCTTATCGACCTCTGTTCCATTTTGAAGATCTGTGTCATTCTCCAGCTGAGATGTTTTCGTCGGCACACTGAAATTCACTGCCTTGTTTCCGTCCACAGCCAGCTGAATGCCGTTCACCAGGATCTTCTCGATGATGTTCGGCTGTCCTCCGGCTCTTTCGAGGCTCTGCACCCGTGCCGTCAGGGCGGCAAAATCAGTCACGACCTTTGTGCCAAAAGCTTCCAGCTGGCTGAGCTTTGCAAATATCACTTCGCCTGCCATTCGTCACCCCTCCCCGAAGACACGAACCATCATGGCATCAAACTCACTGTCGGTCGCAGCTCTCGTCGAGATGCTGCCGCCGCTGGTCACGTTCATGCCGTCTCCTATCTTGACCAGACCCAGCTTGTCCCGGGTAGCAGGGGTGTTGACCGGCTCTTCCTTCTTGATGAGCGCTACGATGACGTCGATGTTCGCCGTTGGCTTCCGCACGGCATAAAAGCGCACATAGCCGTCATAGGTCTCTATCATGCTGGCCAGCCCTGCCGGAGAAGCCGCCTCGAAGTTCTCGAGAGCGGTGGTCCCCAGCGGAGTCATGGTCGAAAGGCATCCCGGCACTTCCACATCGCAGTAATACTGGTTCGGCCCGATGGCAGACTCCATTTTGACCCAGTCGCGGACGGGCAGGGTCAGCTCGTAAGAAGTCGTCCCCACCCCAAAAATCGTCAGCACCAGCTCGATGTCCTTCGTCGGCACCCGGATGGCAAAAAGCCGGAGCGCGCCATTTCGCGTCTCGACCGCATTCGCCAGCCCTGCCGCCACCGCTGCCGCATAGCTTTCCAGCCCGGTCGAACAGAATGGCGAATGTCTCTCCGTCAGGTCGGGGACTGCGATGTCACAATAGTATTGGTATGGCCCCTTGGCAGGAGAAAGTTTCTTCCAGCTGTCCTTCAGGGCCGTCAGGTCATAGGTCTTGTAGTAGCCGCCACTATATTCCGATTTGGCTTCTGCAATGACGTCTTTCGCCTTGTCCGAATATCGCTTTGCCGAGTCCTCGCTGCTTTTGGCATTCGTCTCGCTCTTCTTTGCGGCTGCAGCGCTTGCGGCAGATTCGCTTGCGCTCTTTGCGGAAGCATCCGCACTTGCCTCGCTCCGGTTCGCACTGGCTTCCGACTGGCTGGCCGATGCTTTCGATTCTGCCGCGCTCTGCTTCGACTCTGCGGCGCTTTTCGCCGAGGCGTCTGCACTGTTCTTCGAATCTGAGGCCAGTTCTTTCATCCGCTCGATACCCAGCCGCACCATCTCGATAACGGCTTCCATTGAGCGCGCGATATATTCGCGTACCTGTACGCCATAAACGGCCTTTCGCACACCGTGTACCGACGATGTCAGCAGGGCAACGACTTCGCTGTATGTCATATTTCACCACCTCGTTTTTATTTTGAATTTTCAGCTCGACGAATCGTCCTCGTTCACATGACCTATCAGTCCGAACAGCGCGTTCTTCACGTTGTTTATCGCACTCGTGATGGCGTCCACTCGCTTCGAGAGCTTCTTGCTCGTCAGTCCAAAGGTGAACTGCTTGTTGTCCGGGCTGTCCAGCGGGAGTTTCAGCTTGGTGCATATCATCCAGCGGTCCATCTCGTGGGGCTGTGAGAGGATGTGCGTCCGCAGCAAAAAGCCCAGCTTGCCCACGTTCTCACCCGCGTCCCTTCTGTCAAAGGCTTTGACGGTCAATGTCGGCTCGATGACCTGCTTGTAGTCGTCCAGCTGTTCCTGTGCCGCTTTTTTCAGCGAGTCTGCGGTCGATTTCTTGCCGTCCACGTAAATATGCCGGGAGCATAGCCCGTAAGCCGCAATGGACAGCGTGTTCTGTGCGGTAGCCGTGATGGTCTCGTAAGAGGTGCGCGAGAATATCCACCAGCCTTTTTTCACGGTCGAGATGCCGTGGGCCGTCACGCTGTTCACGAGTTCCGAGGTGCGCTTTTCTTCCAGCGTCAAATCGAGCATGTTCACACCGTACTCGATGGTCTGGTCGGTCGTGGGCATGTCCTCATCGGTCATGTAGTCGTAGTAAAAAAAGTAGTCCTCCGTGCCCGGGTCGTTGGCGAGCCGCAGCCGGAGGTATCCGTCTTTTCCTTTCTCGTGTTCCAGCAGGTATGTCGTCAGGATGGTCCAGAAACTCCCAAACTGGTCGCCCGAGTCCGTGGTGTCGATGCTCTGGCTCTTCACGGTCACGTTCCCGCGCTCCATGCAGTTCACAGGGCTGTTCCCTTTGTCTGCTTGGTTCGGCTTCAGCGCAATGGCAAGGATGCTGTGGTTCGCACCGTCCGTCGTCTGGTACGTTCCGCCCGTGAGCCTTGTCTGCATCTGGCTCAGCTCGTTCAGGATGCCGTCAGCCGTGATAGTCTTGCTCAAATCGAACTCCCGGTTTGCCACGGTCACACGCCCAAAGAAGATGCACTCCCCGTCCTCTTCCACCATCATCCACGTCTCTCCGACTTTGATCTCGTCGTAGTACGGATTCTTTACAGTGCCAAAGCGCGTTTCTGCCTTGTGGGGTACTTCACAGGTAAAAGTGCCGGGCTCTTTGTTTTCCAGATCCACCACCGGGTCTGTGAGGATGCCTTCCGTCTCTTCTCCCTCGACCGCATCGCCGTAGGAGTCGTAGACGAGGGTCTTCTTTTTCCACCGGAACCGTGCCTGTGTGCTCGACCTAAACACCACATCCACCGTTCCAGCATATACTTTGTATCTCATAAAAACGCCTGCCTGCACTCTACGTTCACCGTGACGTCCTCGTCTGCCTTTATCACAACGGTCCGCCCGATGTTCTCAAGGTCAGAGGCTATCACGCCGATATTCGTTCTCTCGCCCGGCGTCAGCACAGCGCCGTCGCCTGCATAAAAGCTCATAGTTCCGCCAAAGCAGGCCCTCTTTCCGGTCCCGGAGCTGAGTTCGCCGCCTCGTGCTATCGAGATGTAGCTGCTGTTGTTTTTCAGCGTCTCGCTGTCGGCGATGCTCGCCCCAAAGAATTCCAGTCCGCTTGTCTTGCTCGCTACCACAAGCTCGTAGTCCGTATTCGGCTCAAGCTCTGCGCTCAGTGTCCCGCCCAGCGTGATGGTCTTGCCGTAGTAGTCCTCGATGCCGTTCGTCCACACCAGCGAGGCCAGCAGCACCGAGCTTCCTTTTTTTCGTACCGAGAGGCTCACCTGCTTCTCGCCCTTGTCCCACCAGAGGCCCGCAAAAGTGTTGCGGGGGTTCTTGAAATAGACTGGCATTTCCACTGTCCGCAGCGAGAGCTTGTACGAAAGCACCTTAAAGGGGTATACCAGCTCCGTCTGACTCAGCCCGTCGGTGCAGTCCACCTTTGTGCCGTACTTTTCGCTCACAAGGGTGAAATTCGTTCCATTTTGATTTTCGAGGCTCGCTGTTGCCTTTCCGCTCGAGGTCACGTAAACGCCCGTGGGCTTGTCTGAGTCCACCAGCGGGAAGGTCTCTTCTTTTCCTGCGGCGATGGCCACGCCCTTCATCTGCCTTGTCGCAAGGTCTGTCTCAAAACAGAAGGAGTCCCACAGCCAGTCACCGTTCGGCTCCACCACAAGGTATTTGTAGGGGTAAAACTGGTATCGCAGGGTTATTTTCGCATGGTCGTACTGGTAGGTGGGCTTTCCGCTCACCCACACTCTACCCACGTAGTAAAACTGCGGGTCATCGTCCAGTATTATCTTTGTCCGGAACGGTTGCTTCATCTTGGCTATCAGTTTCTGCTGTATCTCGAGGTAGGCCATACTGCCCACCGGGCCGTAGAAGTTCTTTTCTTCCTGATACCGCTCCGTGTCCAGCCAGAACTGCCAGCTTCCTTCCCGCGAGCCGAACACCGGGTATCCGGTCAGCCCGTGTGAAAGGTCTGCTTCGCCGTTCATTCCCTCAATGTCGAGGGTCTTCGTTTTCTCTATCGGCGGCTGTACGATCGGCCGACAAATAGGGATCAGATAGAGGTCCCGCCAAGTATGTAATCCGTCAATGGTCACTCTGTGCAGTATCGTCTCCATCTGGTCCCCCTTTCTCGGTCGCTCATGGCGGAGCCAGACTGTAGGCTATCGTCGCCTTTATCTGTCCGCTCTCGTCCGTTGTGTAGCCGCCCACCCAGCAGCGCCCCTTGTATGTTTTTATGCTCCCTTTTCCGTCCGGTACGTCCACCAGCACCCGCTTTCCCTGCAAAAAATGCAGCAGCGTGTGGTAGGTGCTCGTCCATGTCCGCTCCGTCACGGCATAGCCGCGGTCTTCCCGGTTGATGGGCGGGTCGATATAGCAGTCCCAGCAGGAGTGGGCTTTCTCGTCAAGCACATAGTAAAACTCCCAGCTTCCCTCGGCGTTCTTGAACACACGGTCTTTCAGCGGGGAGTATTCGATGGCACCGTGCCATGGCGCCGCTATCAGCGTCCGGACGGCCTCTTCGTTCGGCTCCACAAAAAGCGGCCCAGTCGGCACAAGGTCAAGGTCGGCTGTGCGCAGAGTCTTTACCGGGGCTTCTGCGGGGATGCGGAACACGAGGCCCGTGTACCCGGCAGCACTTCCCGGCACCACCGTCTCGTAGATGCTCATGGCTCAGTGTCCTTTCTCGATGATGTCACCCACAACGTCGTCGATGTCGCTGCGTATCTCGCCCACGAACTTCCGGCCGTTCATCACGACTTTCATGCCCTTCACGGACTCTGCCACCCGGTCGATGCGCTCGCCAAGGGTCTTCACGGCCTCCACCACATCCCGGTTCGACTGGGTCTGTGCGGGGGCAGTTTCGTATCCATTTTGATTTCTCGAGGGGGTCTCGGCCCTGCGTGCCATCCGTCCGGTCACAGTCGCCGCCATGCTGATGGTTCCTTTCCGGTCTGCAAAGGCGCTGTTCAGCCACGCGCTGCTCCTCGATGCATCCGAAAGGTCTACCACCGGGGTGATGCTGGGATGGTTGTCAGTCGAGAGATGATCTGCAATGGCGTTTGTCGTCGCCAGCGCACTGCGGATGACAGCTCTGCCCACTTCGTCCATGCCCTTTTCTGCTTCGCCTTCGGTAGAGACGATACCTCTGGTCAGGCCTTCGACGACGTATTCACCGATACCGGCCATGACCTTCGAGGGCGAGTGGATGCCGAGGATATGCTTGAATCCGCTGATGATGCCATAAGCAGGGGCCAGAGCCACTTTCAGGCAAAATTTGGCAGCGGATTTCACGCCGGTGGCAAGGCCGCTCATGAGGTTTCCGCCAATGCTCTTCATGCCGTCCCAGAGTCCCGAAGCCTTCTCCTTGATCCAGCTCCATGCGTTTCCGACGGCTTCCTTCACCTTGTCCCAGTTCTTCACCACAGCAGTACCCACGGCGACCGTTCCTGCAACAACAGCTGCAGCCAGCAGACCGTGCGGGCCGAGACTTGCCGCGACTTTGGCAACGCCGCCTCCCACTGTCCCGAGGATGCCGGCCGCCTTCGTGCCTACGGTGGTCACAGCCTTTCCGGCCGGCCCCAGTGCCTTCGCTGCGGTTTTCGCGCCGACAGCGGCCCCTTTTGCACTCGTGCCGACACCTTCAAGCACCGGGATGATCTTTGCCGCTCCGCTGGCTCCTGCGGCCGCTTTCGATGCTCCGCCCAGAAAACTCTTTGCTGCGGACGCCCCGCCCTTGAGCCACTGCCATATGTTCGAGAGGAGATTGCCTGAGCTTCCGCTTCCGCCGAGGTCGATGCTTCCAAAAAGCTTCGTCAGCAGTTGTGTGAACAGCCCGTTTCCGCTGAAGGCCTTCTTCAGCGCGGTGCTGATGGCTTCGGTCAGGGTCTGCCCAAAGTCCGTGCCAACTATGTCGAGCACCGCAGTCAGCCCGCTGGCGACCGCGCTGGCCCAGTCTCCGCTCATGGCTGCAACGACGGTGTTGGTAGCAGCGGCCACGGTCTCGCTGGCTCCGTCCTTCATGTAGAGGCCGAACAGGTCAGAGAATCCCTGTACCAGCTTCGGATTCATCTTTTTGGCCACCGCCATGAATCCATTTTGAATGGGTTTCCAGTTCTGAGCGATGGCGTCGCCGAACTGCATCATAGCCTTCTTCGTGGCGTCGCTCACGTTGAAAGCGTCTGCCAGATTCCCCACATAGTCCGCAAAGGTCGAGCGGGTCTCCATCATGTCCTCGTAAGCGGCCATGACAGTCTCATCGTAGCGGTTGCCTCCGGCCTGTTCAAGGGCAGTCTGGTACTTCTGCTGCATGGCCGTGACCTTGCTCAACTGCCATCTCATGCTGGTCAGTGCGCTGTTCACGCCCATCAGGGCCGTCATGGTACCCTGTGTTGCCGCTCTCCGTGCCTCGATGCTGTCCTTGCCGTACTGCTCCACCGCGCTGGCATAGGCGTCTTCCCGCCCGCTGAGGTCGCCATCGTTGTAGAGCTTGTTCAGCAGGTCCATCCGCTTCTGCGCCATGGAGATGCGGCTGTCGTAGAAACTCGAAAGGTCGTCAAACGCCGCAAGCTGCGCCTTGTCCAGCTCGTTTTCCAGCTCTAGCTGTTCCTGCCGCGCTTCCAGATAGTCCCGGTAAGCCTGCTGGGTCACAAGGCTTGCTTCGCCGAGGGCATCCTTCGTTTCCACCCACGCCTTTTCCGCGAGGGCGGTCTTCTCGCTCTGGATGGCCAGACGCTTGTTGATGGTCTCGATGTTCTTGTTGCTCTTCTCGGTCACAGAGGCGGTCTTCTCGTAGGTGTCCGTCCAGAGCTGGTACTCGGTCTGAGCCAGCTTGTCATCGCTTTCATACCGCTCGATGGCCGCCTTGTAGGTGTTCTCAAACCTCGCCTGCTGCAAGTCGAGGAGGTTCTTCTTCTCGTCCAGCAGAGTGTTGTAGGCTTCCTTCGTCTTGTCGTCGCTGGCTCCAACCCGGGAGACCAGTTCGTCGTACTGTCTCTGCGCGATGTCCACACGGGCTGTCTGCAGCTCGATGCTCTTCGCCAGCGTCTCACCCTTTTTCTCGATAAGGGCTTCAATGGAAGCAGTGTCGCCTTCGCCTGCTTCCCAGAGGCTGTATTCCTTGTCGGCGGCATTCTGGAGGTACTTGTTGGCCTTGAACTCCTTTGTGTACTTATCGGCGATGGTCTCGGCCAGAGTCTTACCCTTGCTCGAGGATTTCTTGCCGGAAGATGCAGTGGAAGCGCCTGTACTGTCGTCGGGGAGATAGCCGCTGTACTGCTCGAGGATGAGGTCGGCATACTCGCTCGGGTCAAGACCCTCCAGACCAAGAGCACTTCCGATCTGCTTTGAGACCCAGTCCTTTGCCTCGCCAGTCAGGCCCTTCAGGGCGTCTTTCGCTTTGATCTCGCCGCTCTCGTACTTTCGCAGCGCTTCCGTTGCCTTGTCCCACATGGAGCTGGGCTTCCAGTCCGCGCCGAGATAGGGCGTATTCCTGGCGTCTTCTTTGGCGTTGGCCTTCTCGTAGTCCTGTACCGCCTGCTGGTAGCGGTTCGCCCCGAGTCCGGCTTTTCCGCTGGGGAGCGTTCCGTCCGGCATGAGATGGTCGGCCTTCATGATGCTGTAAAGCTCCAGCATCTTGTCCGAGGCAGTCTTCTTGGCTTCGTCCAGTGCCGCGCCCACAGCGTCCCGCACCTGCGAAGCGGACTCATAGCTTGCATCATAGAGCTGGCTTCTCAGGTCGGAGTCTCCGATCCCGAGGCGCAGTCCCTCCACGATGTTCCGTCCGTCCTCTTCCGCTAGCTGACTCGGCGAGTGGATGCCCCAAAAAGTCGTAAAGACGCTTCGGATGCTCTTTGCCACCGTCTGCATCGCTGCCAGCGCCCCACTCAGAGCGCCCTGGTCCTGGATGCCGATGGCAAGGCCTTCCGTGATGTACCGGCCTATCTCTTCGAAGACCTTGGAAGGACTATTGACGTCATATCCATTCTTGGCAGTATCTATGGTGTCGTCCACCATGTCCTGTACAGCACCCGTTGCGCGAGCTTTATTTTCCTCGACGCCCTTCGCCCCTCCGTTTACGACATTTTCACCGATCTCCTTACCCTCTTTTTCGGCGTCGTCTTTTGCACCGGAGAACGTAAAGACATCTGCGACATTGATGCGCTGGGGTTTGAAATCGGGGTTGAACTTGAAAGCAATGTTTCTCTGCTGGAAGTTTCCATTGTCGCTGAACGGCGAAAAGATGTCCCGGATGCCGTCCCAGATGTTCTTTCCCAGCTCTTCCAGCGCGCCCTTGATGCCCTCGCCTTCGCCGCCTTCGCCGCTCCATGCCCAGCCGATGAGATCGATGGCCGTCTGGATGAGCACTTTACACAGGGTGGTGAAAGCCTCACCGATGGGTTCGGCGCTCTGGTTGATGGCGTTACAGATAAGCGTCACCACAGCCACCAGAGCAGCCTCGATGTCCGGCGCGGCATTGATGATGGCCGTACACAGCGGGTCGGCAAACAGCGCCAGTGTGCCGAAGAGTGCGCCTGCACCGGCGAGGTAGAGCATTCCCTTGCCAAACTTGGTAAAGGCACCTGCCAGAGTCGAGAGCCCGAGTGCAAGCTCCGGGATGCAGGTCAGCAGCATACCGCCTGCAAACATCGCCATCATGGTATCGGCAAATATCCACAGCGATTGGCTCACTGCTTCCGGCTTTGCCATGCCGATGAGCTGGATGGCCGGTGCCAGCACCAGCAGCGAAGCGCTCATGGCCAGCATTCCGGTGGAGACGTTCAGGAAGTTGACCGAACCGGTAAATTTCGAGAGCGCCCAGCCGGCGGCAGTCAACCCTGCTAACGCCAAAGCTGCTTTACCCAAATCAGGAAGCGTAACTTTCCCCATCATCAGGCATGCCCCGGCTACTGCCATGAGCGCGTCTGCCATCAGGAAAATTCCTGCACCTTCGCTCCACCCTGCCGAGCCGAATTCGCCCAGTGCAAGCATCGCACCGCTCAACCCAGTCAGCACAGCAGCCGCTTTTCCAAGCTGAGGCCATGGGATCAGACAGAGTGCCGCGGCCGCCACAGCCACCGCGTTCATCGCCCCTGCCATGGCCAGCACCGCTGCGCCCGAGCTGAGCTTCGTCTTGCTGGAAAGTACGCTCATGGCCGTCATGAGGATCATCAGGGTCTTCATGGCCGTTCCGGCGTACTCGAGTTTCGTGGTGTTCAGGGCGCCGTCGTCTACGTTCTCAGTGATGAGCCCCGCCAGAGCACATACGCCCTGTACCAGCACCCACATGCCTCCGCCCATGGCCACGATGGCGAGTCCATTTTGAAATGTGAGCATGGTGTCCGCCACGCCTTGTGCCAACACGAGCATGCTTCCCATCGCGGTGAGGTAGGCTGTCAGTGCGCCCATTCCCACTACGGCTTTCACAAGGCTCGTCCACTTCACCTCACTCAGAGGCTTTATTGCACCGGCCACGATCCGCAGTCCGATGCCCATTTCGATGAGCGAAGCGCCAAGGCCAAGCAGCGTCGCACCGCCTACCACGAGGTCACGGGCTTTCACGGTGGCAATGAGCAGTCCCATGTTCCGTGTCAGCACGTACATGCCGCCCACTGCCGCCGCAAAAGCCGTGAGGTTCTGGAGAAAGTTCTCGCCCTTTATGGCGTCCGCGATGGCCACGAATCCCGAGCACAGAGCCTTCGTCGCCGCCGCCAGTCCCAGCAGTGCCGCCGCAGAACCCCACAGAGTCGAGGCTTTCAGCAGCTGAGACCCGAGTCCACTCACCGCAGAGTCAAAGGCCTTCACTTCCGGTTTCAGCAGCTTTGCCGCCGTCACCAGTTCAGCGATCAGCACCACCGTAGCGCTCAGCACCCAGACGAACCGCTCCGGGTCGATGCGGCTCATGACGAACATGGCCCCCGCCAACATCAGCAGGGCCGAGCCGATGCCCGTGAGGATCCTGGTGTTCTCCTGCTTCTGCCATGTTTTCAGCGCCCCCGTCAGCGCGTTGAAGCTTCCCGAAATGCTGTCCAGCATCTTCGACAGGGGAGTTGCCAGCATCTTCCGCAGGCTATTCATGGCCTTGGCAAACTGGGCGATGGCGTAGGAGAGCAGTCCCACGTCCAGAAGGCTCAGGAACCGGTAAATATCCGTCCCGCTGATGGAGTCAAATCCGTCTTTCAGTGCCTTGAAAAAGGCCTTCATCGGCTCGTAGACTCTGGACGCCGCGCTCTCCACGTTCCCGGCAGCGCCCTTGAACTCCTCAGCAAAGGCGCTCACTGCAGCCCCCACGATGGCGGGCAGGCTCGTCAGCACGTCCTTATACCCGTTCAGGTTCTTGCTCTGCCCGGTGATAAAGTCGGCCACAGTGCCGATTACTTTGTTCGCACTTTTCTTCAGGTCGCTCAGTGCTCCACCCACGACACCGGCCACGGTCAGTGTACCGGCACCCAGTCCTTCCAGAATGCCCAGCAGGGTGTAGACCCCCTCGCGCACTCCGTCCGGCAGGCTGTCAGCCCATTTTGAAATTTCCTTCCTCGCTTCGCTCAGTTTCTCGCCGATGCTCTTTTTCAGCACGTCGCCCAGCGTGGTCAACGGGTCCAGCAGCTTCTTGGCGCTCTTCGCGATGGCTTCCAGCTTCTCGCTGAATGTCCCGCTTCCCAGCAGGGTGCTCTGCATCTCGGACACAAAGCTCCCCATGTTTCCTGCCACTTTCAGCAGCACTGCTCCCACCGGCCGCAGGACGTCCACCAGTACGCCAAAAGCCCTTGCCCCGGTCTTCGCCAGCGTCGTCATAGCGGTCAGAGGCACCTTCACCACTGCAAAGATGCCCTTGAAGGTCTGCTTCAGGTTCGCCGCACTCTCATCCGTGATGATGAGCTTTTTGGTCATCACATCCAGCCCTTCGGCGATGGAGTGTATCTGCTCTCCGCTGGTGGGCGGGAATATCTCGGTGAAGGCTTCGTGGACAGAGCCTGTGACCTTCCCGATGGCGTCCATGATGTTCCACAGGCTGTTGAAGAGATGCTCCCGGCCTGACACCTCCGTCAACCCTTCCGCATACTGCTCAAGGTCGAGACTGCCGTCCGCCACCGCATCGTTGAGCTTCAGAAAGGCTTCGTAGTCCTTCTGGAGGTAAGGGTATCTCGGGTCGGCTTCATCCATCGTTTCCAGCAGCTCTGCATAGGTCTTGATGGTGTCGCTGAGACTGGTCGTCAGGAGTTCGGCGTTCACTTTGCCTTTCTGCAAAGCTTTCGCAAAGCTTCCCTCTTTCTCAATGGCTTCCTCGGTCACAGCGCCTTTTGCCAGCGCCAGCTTTTCCAGCACCGTCGTGTAGGCGTCTGCCTGGTCGCCGAAAGCGTCCCGCATCTGCTGCCAGCCGCTGTCAAGGCCCTCTTTCATCCGATCGTTCAGTGCTTCGATGGAAGGCACAAAGATGTCGTACAGCCGGTTCGCCAGCTCCGTCCATGTGTCGGTGGCCTCTTCCTTGTTGCCGAAGATCGTCTCGAACACGGACATCCATTTTGAACTGACAGCGTCTTTCGTCGAGTCGATGGCCTGCCCGAAGCTGGTTGCCTGCTGGGCGGCGAGAGCGGCGCGTTCTGCCAGCTCCCCGTACTGTCCCTTCAGCTGTTCCAGCGCCTCCGAGCTGGTCATGCCCGGGTTCTTCTGGGTCAGCTCATAGGCCGCTTCCATCATGGAAGCATACTTTGCGAAGGTCTTTTCCATGACCTTTGTGTTGGCCCACTTCTTCTGCAAGCTCGACTCAAAGCTGGCGATGGTAACTTCGCCTTCTTTGATGACGCCCAGCTCCACCGCAGTGTCGATAAGCTCCTGTTTCAGGGCTTTCGTCGCCGTACCCATCAGGTTCAGGCTCTTCCAGTCCTGTAACTGCAAATGCCCGGCGCTGTAGCTCTGGGTCAGGTTTCGGATGGTGCTCTGGAACGCAAAGCCAATCTTGCCCGCATCCGCCGTGGCGTTTGCGATGCCCATGATCATGGGTATCATCTTGTCGATCTTGCCGCCCGCCGCCGTCATCTGCGAAAGCGCACTGGTCATCTCACTGAAACTGTAGCTCGTCTCGTCCGAGTACCACATCAGCTTGTTCAGGTAGCCGTTCACCTGGTCGATGCTCTTGCCAGTGGCGTTCATGATGGTCTGGACGTTGGAAGTTTTCTCGTTATACTTGTCCCATCCACTGGTGATCTGGTCTACCGACAGGCCTTTTACCATCTGCTCGCCGGTGCTTATCACCTTGTCCGTGATGCGCTGCAAGGCTGTAAAGGCGATGACGTCCAGTGCGCTGAACTTGGCCTGAACCGTGTCCAGTCCCTTCTCCATGCCGGAAAAGTCTACGTTCTCGCTGGCGGCCTGCACCTGTTCGAGTCCCTTTGCCGCGCCTTTGAAGCTGAGCTTCTCTTTCAGCTTGTCCAGCGTCCGCATGGTGTCCTGGCTGTTTTTCTCGAACTGCGCGTTGTCAAACCGCATTTCGACCACACGCTGGTCTATCTCCTGGCTCACTCCCGCCTTACCTCCTCCCATGCTCTCTTGGCTATCTCGTCAAAAATAGGGCGCATGGCGGGGTTGATGTAGTCAACTCCTTCCACGTACCCTCCGTTTCTCGTGCCGTGTCCGTATTGCAGGATAACGGCGATGGGCGTTCCGTCCACGATGTTCGAGTTCGACCAGATGATGGCGATGCTGTCTTTGCCCTTTTCCACCCGGTAGCTCCAGCTGGCAGCCGTCTTTCCGGTCTTCTTGGGCGTTGCCGCCGCCAGCGCTTCCACGCCTTTCTGACCGTATCCCGCCAGCACAGCGTCCAGTCTCCCGGCGCTGACACCTTTCAGGAAGCGCTCCGTCTTCTTGAAGCTGCCTTTCTGCCGGAACAGAATAACTTTGGACACGAACCCACCTTCTCTCTGTAGCAGTGCCAGCCCCTTCGCGCCCTATTGAACTCTGTTCGTCCAGCTCAGACAAAGAGCAGCTATCCTCTCGTCCCAAGCTCTTTCTTTCTCTTGGCGTTCAGCGCCTTTCTCTGGGCCGCCTGTTCGCTCTTCGATACATTCTTGGGTGGCTTATGCTTTTCGTTGCAGACACGGATGAGGGTCAGCAGCCGGTTCAGATGCCACTTTTCGCACTCGAACGGGATGCCCAGCTCCACCATGTCATAATACAGGACCTCGCTCGTCACAGCACTTGCGGTGCTTTTTCCTGAGCGGGGTCCTGCTTTGTTTGTATTCTCGTCTTCCCGGAACCATGTTGCGGTCATCGGGTCGTTCATATATGTATAAATAGCCGTGCAGTTCTCTTGCGTCAGATGGCGGTATGCTTCGTCCGGGACCCCTTTGTTCAGGGTCATGCAGCGCACATAGTCCTGCATCTGCTCCGGGGTCAGCCCGTTTTTTGCGTCGAGAAACGGCACGTGCCACTTGCTTTCCCATTTAGACAGAGAGAGCAGCGAGTGCTCCAGCGCCAGCGTTGTGGCCTTCCGGCAGATGAATTCCTCCCGGTCAGCATCCCAGTATTCTTCACCGGGTATCTGGATGGTCAGCATCTCGTCACTCTCCCTGTCATAGCCTCTCCGTCTGCTGCGCAGCCACCTCTCCCAAAAGGAGAGGCTCTGGCGTGACGGTCAGGCTTGTTTTTTAGTTGATATGTGTTCTTCGTTTCACAATCGACAGTGCTCCACTTTCAAGATAAGGTTTCTATGAAACCTGCCCTCTGTAGCAGCGCACTGCCGTTTACGCCCTATTGGGCTTCTCTCATCCAGCTTAGAGTGGCCCGATATGCCAAAGGCTCCCCTACAAGGGGAGCTGTCGAGCGAAGCGAGACTGAGAGGTTTTACTGCGGGTCCGCCACGGCCAGCGCCCGGGCGTTGTTTGCGGCCACAGCGGCAGAAACTTCGGCGGCCTTCGCCTTGGCCTCGTTCTCGGCCACCATCTTGCGGACGTCTGCGCCCATCACACCGTTCATGAACTCTGCGGCCTTGTCCGGGTCGCTTGCCAGTTCCACGTAGAGGTCGGAGTAAGCCTGAGTCGCCACAAAGTCTGCGGTGATCTCAGGGCTCTTCTCGAACTTGCGGCCGTCGAGGCTCTTCTTGCCGTAAGCCAGCAGCAGGATCTTCTTGAACACCTCGATGGCCTCACCCACCTTGGTGCTGTGCATCAGCTGCTCCATGTACTTGTCGTAGCCGCCGTCCTTGCTCAGGCCAAGGTCCATCATCTCGGCTTTGGTCAGATTGAACCAGAACTCTTCGACGCGCGGATTGCCGTCAAAGTCGGTGTACGGAATTACTTTCTTGATCATTCGAATCGTCCTTTCCTATCAGACTCCCACGTTAGAGGAAGCTACCTCGGTAACGCCGCCCAGCAGCTTGATGACCTCGTCCGGAGTGGGCAGGGTGCTCTCACTGTTCTCGGTGCCGTAGATCTTGTCCTCCAGCTGCTTGAGCTTTGCAGCCTCGATGAGGGTGGAGTTGATGGTCATGTGGGCAGTGGGCTTGTAGCCAGTCACCTGAGTCGGGGTGGTGTCGCACTCCCAGCTGAAGGTCTCGGCGTCCGGATTCTCGTTCACGGTCTCGTGGCTCTTGTCCGAGGGCGAAGCGGTGCTGTTCCATACCAGATGGATGATGTAGCCCTTCTCGGGGTCGTCGTCTGCACCGATGCGGGTGCGGTAGCTCAGACCGAAGGGGCAGCGCTTCTGCTGACCGATGCTCACGCCCTTTGCCACCTCGACAGAGCCATCACACTGCTCGAACTCGGGCGGATAGGTCAGTGCCTCGAGGGTGTACTTGAAGTTTTCTGCCGAGCGGATGGACGCGTACTTGATGTTGTCGGCGTAGATGTCGTTGGGGTCTGCGCCGTCGGGACTCTCATTCACAGCGGTCAGGCCGTTCCAGGGTGCGCCGGTGCTATACTTGCCCTTCACCATCGGGAAAACGACGCCGTGGTCAACGCCCAGCTGATACAGGCGCTCGCCGGTCTTATCCCATTCCAGTTTGCTCATAGGTCTTGTTCCTCCTTTTTGTTTTTCAGACGGTCATAGTGAACACGTCATGGTATAAATTGTCCGCAATATAAGAGCGGTCGTGTCTGCACTGGTCGAGGCGTGACACGGCCGCTGTGAGGTCGCTGTCCGGGGTCTTGGTCATCACCGTCACCGTGTAGGAAGGGTGCTGGAGATAGACGTGGCCGTCAGCGTGTACATTGCGGATGCGGTTCAAATCGTATCGGATGCAGGGGTACTGCATTTTCAGGTTGGCGGGCGGCTGATAGTACAGATGTATTTCTCCGACAGTTTCTTGCAGCACCCTCCGGAGAATGCCGTCCAGCCTCAGTCTCTGCTCACTCATGGTATATCCCTCCGAATGTCAGGATGAGGCGCGGGTACTGTACTTTCACGTCCGTCACCTTCCATTTCACGCCGCCAAATTCGGCGTATCGCATGGAGCCGAAATTCTCGTGGGCAAAAGGGTCTGCCACGATGCTCAGCCGGTTCTGGAACGTGACATTGTCGTTCACTCCATCCCCTGCCTGCAGCTGTCGGCCCCACTCCAGCACATCGCCATAGTATTCGCGCTCCACCGTTTCCTCGGTGAAGACACTGGGCGCTGTCTCCACAGTCTGCCCTTCAAAGCCGATTTTTCCAAACCACTTTGCCATAATAACCTCTCCGTCATTTCGCTTCGCTCAATGCCATCTCTCCTGGCGAGGAGAGGCTTTGGCAGGGCGGTAAAGTTTATTCATCCTTGGGCAAGGAGTATCTTACCATTTTGAAAAACCTCCCCTCGGTAGGGAAGCTGGCGCGAAGCGCCTGAGAGGTTTACTCCTTGCTTGCCGTCCAGGTCTTGGCGGCAGTGCCGTCATAGGTCTTCACGCCGGTGGCCTCTGCGTATGCGATGGGCGCAAAGTAGTTCTTGCCGTCGCACACGATAAGGCGGCCCAGCATGAAGGCGCGGCCAAGGTCGGCGGCGCTCACCTTCATCTTGTGCTCGGCGTCAGCGTACAGCTTGCCGTCGGTGTGGCCGTAAGCGACATATGCGCCCACGTGTACATCCTCGGTACGGTCATAAAAAGGTTTCAGGGTCATTTTTGATCTCCTTTCTTTTGCAGTGTCTGCCCTCTCTAGCAGCGCACTGCCGTTTACGCCCAGACGAAATTTCATTCGTCCAGCAGTCTCAAAACCGTCCTGCCAAAGTCTTCCCTTTCAAGGGAAGGTGTCGGCGCAGCCGACAGAGAGATCCTAACGGGCGAGCGCTCTAAAGTTAAAGCGCCTTAGAGGTTTATTCTGTGCCTGCCCTCTGAGGAAAAGTGTCAGCTGAGCTGACGGAGAGGGTATCCAGTGCTCTATCAGGCCGCCCACTCGATGGCCATAGCGCTGTAGGGAGTCGTCAGTGCGCCGGAGCAGCGGGTCTCGATGAGGTACTTCATGGCGTTGTAGTCGATGTCGAAGTCGTCGAACATGGAGACAGCGCCGCCCTTGTCTGCGCCCACGGTGTAGTCGCTGAGGTTCACGATAACGGCGGCCAGATCACCGCCCTTGGCACCCTTGCGGCCGTCCATCTCAGACACCGTGACGATCTTGCTCACGCGCAGCTTGCGGGCCAGAGCAGCCTCGTCGACGTAGAGCGGGCGGCCCATGCCGTCCTCCAGCAGGAGCATCTCGGTCAGAGCGTCCTCGGTGGTGAACATAGTCGGGGTGCCGCTGCCGCGGTACTCCTTGCGGCTGCGGATAACCTGCTTGATGAAGGCCTTGTACTTGTCCTCCACCTTGCTCAGGCCGGTCGTAGCCACCTGTACCTTGATGGTAAACAGGTCGGCATCGTTGAAGATAGGACGGATGCAGTTCTCGTCGATCTTGTCCTCGCTTGCCGCCTGACGGCCATCGCCCAGGATATAGGCCAGCGCCAGCTCACGGTTCAGCTTGTAGCGCATCTCGTTGCGCAGCCAGGACACCACATCGAAGCTGGTGATGTCGCTCACGTCGTCGCGGTCGAGCTTCTGCTTCTTATACACAGTGGTCGGGCCGGTGGAGCGGCGCAGCAGGCCAAAGACCTCTTCGATTTTATAATTGCCCTTCACATAACCCTTGGCACGGGCATCTTCGGGGGTCAGATCTGCGAACATGCTCTTGAAGCGGCTGAACGGGATGTGCTTCACGCCGCCCATCACTACGCTCACCCAGTCGTCGGGCTTGTCGATGATGCGGGGCGTGGTATCCAGCAGGTGGTCTTCCGGGAACAGCCAGTCGATATTGTCGATGCCGTGGCTCAGCTCATCGATCTCGCCCTGCTCCACGCCGGCGTTGTCGAAGGCCGCCTTCAGGGTGCCGCTGGTCTTTGCACCCTTGATGATGCTGTTGATGTCGTCGATGCTGTGCTTCAGCACGGTCTGCTTGCCCGCATCCTTGTCGAAAACATTGTGCTTCATGTCGCTTTCATCCTCCTCGTCTTCGCCGCCGTCACCGTCCTGCTCTTCCAGAGCGAGACCCACCAGTGCATGGCAGCATTCCTTCTGCTCGTCGGTCATGCTGTTGTAGACCTCTTCGAGCGTCTTACCGTTGGTTTCCTCGGCCATCTTGCCGTCCTCCTTGTTGTCGTCGGAGTGGGCCAGTACGGCCTCCTCCAACGGGTTGCCCTCCGGGTCCATGCCATGTTCGAGGCTCAGACTGCCCGGGTCGTTAAAGATAAAGGCTTCGCAGCCCTCATCGTCCATATTGTCAGCGCTGTGCTTCACCACTTCCTGAATGAGCGCGCCGGGGTTGCAACCTGCCAGTACGAGGCTCAGTTCCCGGATGACGCCGTGTTTCACCACCTGTCCGGCCTTCTGCAGACCGTTGGCCCAGATGGAAAAAGCGTTCAGGTCGCCGTTCTCCACGCACTTCTTGGCCGTCTGGCCGGTGGGCGTGTCGTTGAACTTGGCGTAAGCGTAGACCCCGCCCTTGCGGTTTTCCAGCAGTGCGTGGCCGATGACATTGTCAAGGCTCGAGTGATCGTGGTTGTACACCATCGGCACAGTCTGGCCACTGCAGCCCTTGAATGCGTCTTCTGCAATGGTCAGACCGTCGTAACACTTGGTGTTCGCCTTCGTCGCCCAGCCGCTGCAGTCGTAGTCAAAATTCACCATTTTGATTTCTCCTTTCTTTTAAGATTCATTTACCATCTGCTCCACAGCCTCTCGCCCTCTTGCGGCGGGGTCACTGTCAATCTGTGCCGCCTGTCCCGCGTTGGGGAGAAAGATTCTTGTTCAGCAGCTGGTCTGCCTTGGGGTCTTTCGAGGGTTTCATTCCGATGACCTGACGGAACTCATTCGACGTCATGATCTCGTTACGGGTGAACTTGTCGGCCATCTCGGCCACCATCGAGACGGGTGCCAGCTTAAACGGGTCGCGGAAGTACATGATGCTCTGCTTAGCCTTGAGGTCTTCGCGGCTCAGGAACTTCCGTTTCAGCTCGTCCACCACAGCCGCCACAAGGGGCTCGATGACTCGGTTCTCGTAATTGGTCATGACAGTGTCGTCCGCTGTGCCGTTCATGATCTCCGGCGTCAGCCCCAGCTGGCTGTAGGCCATGTTGGTCAGGTACTCGATGCTTTTCAGCAGGTTGTTCTCGAGGCTCCGGTTCAGCTGGGTGATATGCTCCGTGGCGTCGATGTAGCCGATGCCGTATCGGCTGCCCGCCAGCTGCTCTTCCAGTGTCTTCCGCCGCTCCTGCGCCTGTTCTTTCCGGGCAGGGCTTTTCACGGTGTAGGGCAGCTGGATGATAAGGTCGAGTTTTCCGCTTCCGGCCTGCTCGTCCACGGCGTCCATGATGCGAAGCTTGCTGATGAGCCGCTGGACGGTGCTGTTGGGCTCGTTCATGACAGAGTAGAAGGGGTTCTCCACGATAGCCACCTGCTCTTTCGGCAGGATGACTTCTTCCTTCTGCCCGGTCCTGTCGTTGTAAAGCTCCACCCGCACATCGTCCGGGTACCACTCCTTCACCTTGCCCACCCGCATCGACCGGATCTCTGTCTCCCCCGTCACCTGGTCCTCGTCGATGTCCACCGGCACGATGACGATGACACCTTCGTCCAGCAGGGAGAGATAGATGTCGTACCGCAGAGCCCTGCCCGTCTGGTCCTTGTTGGCCGAAAGATTCAGGCATGAATTAAGGCCCGAGTCCAACACCGCATCGAAGCGGTCGTTTTCGTCGAGCCTTACGTGGTTTATGGTGATCGCTGTGGCGTCCTGCGCCATCCGGGCGTAAATTGCCGTCAGGATGGTGCGGTCGGTCGTCCGGTTCAGCCTTGGCCGGTCGGGCCGGTAGCTGTAGCCTCCTCCGTACACCCGGGGAGGGTCCCGGTTCAGAAATGCGTTCCAGGCGTGTTTCAGCCTGGAACCAAAGGTATTAGGCATCTTTAGATCCTCCCGGGTCAGTCGTCCTTCTTCTGGTCGTCTTTCTTCTGCTGATCCTGCTTTGCAGCACTGCCGTTCACCACAGCATTCGCCAGTTCAGGGTTGCCCAGCACATCCGAAACAAATTTCTTCGCGCTATAGCTCATCACGCCAGCCGCAGCCTTGGTCAGCACCTGCTTTCCGGCATCCGACATGGCCTGCTTCACAAAGCTCTTCCCGCCGTACACGTCGTTCCGCAGCTGCTTCACGTCCTTCTGGAGCTGCAAGCGCTCCTTTTCGGCCTTCAGCTCCTTGTTGGGGTCGTCGGCCCGGATATTGGTTTGCCCCTGTAAGTCGCGGTACTGCTTTTCCATCTGGAGCCGGTTGATGCGCGCCCGCAACTCCTCATCGGAGTAATCCTCGGCTTTCTTGCCCGAGCGCTTCGGCGCATACTCCACCTGTTCGGCGTCCTCGCCCGCATTCCCGTCTCCGCTGTAGTGCTTCTTTCCGGCCGCCGTCAGGGTGCCGTTCTTGTTCTGGTATCGCCGCACGCCCCACTTCATGCCCTTGATGCCCCAGTGGTACAGCTCATCTTTGTATCCCTGCACTTTGTCATCACCTCACTTTCCCTGCAATGTCAGCTTCCGCTCCAGCAACCGCGCCACTCTCTGTGCGCCCTTCTGTACAGCGCGCTTCCGGCGTGCCGCTGACATTTTCTTGTTATACCGCTTCTTGGCGGCTTTCATGCGGGCTTTCTTTTCCTTGTCCGTCTCTGCCTCGGCCCGCTTTTTTCGGTACATATTGTTCCGCAGTCTCGTCGCCTCGTCTCCCGAGATGTACTTCTTGCGCAGCTTCAGCTTACCGTCTTTGTCCTCGTACTCCTCGGTGGCCACCAACGCACCGCGCCCGTTCGGGTGCCTCTCCCTCCGGTATGCACCGGTGAGCCGTGCTTTGCCGTTCAGGGTCTTCTGCTTGTCCCACTCTTTCTGCTGGGCGCGGGTCGGCTTCCTGTCGGGGTCCTCGCCTCTGCCGATCGCCCGGCTTCGCTGGTAGTTGTCGTATGCTTCCTTACTGTAGAAGTAGTAATATTCCGTGTTGCCGTTCCGGTCCGTGCCTACTTCGACCCGCTGGTAATACTTGTGGTTCTTCCGCGCACTGCCCTTCCCGAACAGCCCGTGCTGCATGAATTTCCAGTAATCCATTTTGATTTCTCACCTGCCTTCACTTCAAACTGATTGCATGGGCGATATGATCCCACCAGTCGCCTCTCATATGTAACCTCACTCAAATGCATCCCGGTTCAGCTTCCACGCCACGTAGGCATCCATCAGCGCCGCCACGGCGTCGATCTTCTTGTCGTGCCGCTGCTTGTAGAGCTTCCGGTTCCCGTTGGTGTCCTCCAGCGTGATGCAGTTGCCCATGGCAAACTCCATAAGTGCCTCGTCGAACAGTAGCTTTCTCTGTTCGCTCAGCTTCTTCAGTTCGCCCAGCGGCACGCTCTCCGTCCTTGCGCCCTGAATGACCTTCTCGATGCCAAACGGGCCGTTCTCCTGCGTCCACCGCTCCACGAATTCCTTCGCGTTGTAGGGGTCGTAGCCAAAGGCCCGCACGTCGTACTCGCTCTGCAGGATGTAGGCGTCGAGGTCGTCGTAAACCTGCATCATGTCCAGCACAGTCCCGTCGAACACCTGCAAAGTGCCTTCGTTCATGAACTCCTCGTACTTCTGCCGCATCGCCAGCGGAAGCTGTGAGAGGGTGTAGCTGGTGATGTAATCCCGCGTTTTCACCCCGAAATATCCGTTCTCCAGCGGGAACAGGAAGTCAAACGAGCAGAAATCGTCGCCCAGCGAAAGGTCAGCGCCCATGGCACAGGGCATCTGCCAGAAGTCCCGGTGTCGATGCCGCAGGGTCTCCTCATAAGTAAAGAAGTAGGTGTAGCCTTCCATCGGCAGGTTAAAGCGCTTGGCCAAAATATCATTCCGTGCGCCGGGCGAGTTTTCCGCGCGCTCCACATCCAGCTGGTAAGTCTCGTAGCTCACAGTCTGCCCGAGGTTCGGGTTCGCCTTCAGCCACATTTCCGGCTTGCCTACTTCGTCGATAGAGTCCAGCTTGTAGTAGAAGATGGAGACATGCGGATTGACATACTCGCCCTTCAGGATCTCCATCAACTCCATTTTGATGGTGTCACCGCAGCCGTTTCGGACAGTACCCTCCGAGCTTGCCGCCACGATGAGATAATCTTCGTTCTTGGCTGCGCCCTGCTCGATGGCACCGATGGGGTCTTCCCGGATGTCGCAGGAGAGCCATTCGTCCACGGTCGCCACACGGTCGCGCCGGCCCTGTAATTTCTCGATGGTCATGGGGCGTATCTCCAGCAGCGAGCCCGTCAGGAAATTCTCGATTCCTTTCTTGGTGGAGGCCATCTTCACCCGGTCGCTCTTTGCACCCGTGGTATTCTGGATGCTGCCCATGGTCATGAACTTAAAAACAGGCCCTCTCGCCCGCGCCAGTGCTGTCCGGAACGGCGAGAGGACTTCTTCTGCCTGTTTCATGGTGGGGGCAGTCGTCACCTGCTGGGTCGTGCTCTTGTCCACCGTCATAAAGTAGGCCTGTAAGCACTCCAGATACATGGTCTTTGCGGCCGCACGGGTGATGATGAGATACTGCTTGGTGATGAGCCGCTTCTTGATACGCTTGCGCTCGTAGTGTCCCCCATGTCCGCCGGGGTCCGGCACGTACACGCTCCGCTCCACAAAGTAGTACCAGCCGAAGATCTCCTCCGCCCAGAGCTTGAAGCTGTCCAGCAGTTTCAGATCACTGCCGTCGGTCAGTGTCAGCTCCCTCTCGCAGAACTTGATAAAGCCGTTGACGGCCTTGTCGTCGTAGTAAACGCCCGGGTTCGCGATGAGGTCGTCGATCCGGTTCATTTCCATTGAAATTTCCCGGCAGACAGGTATCTCGCCCCGCATCACGGCCTCCCTGAACCGGCCGTAGTAGATGGGCGTGGCCGTGTTCGAGAGTGCCATGATTCAGTTCTCCTGTCAGTCGTTCATTTTAGGTTCGAAATAAGGCTTATGAAGCGTGCTGAAACACCGTGCCGCGTTTGGACATGCATTTGTCTTGAATCGAGCGCATTTCCTGCAAATGCCATATTCGTCTGACTCATCGGTTGAGCGCAAAACCGTGCCAAAGATGAGCTTTTCGTTCAGTTCCATTGTCATGCCTCTGTTTTATCAAACTCGATGTTCAGCCGGAACTCCATTTCTGCAACGGTATTTTTCAGCGCCTCCATGGCGGTCGAACTCTGCGGCGGGTCGAACGCGAGCCTTACCTTTGCGCCCATGTAGGACGCGATGGCCTTCACCCGCTCGTCTCCGGGCAGAAAGTCGTCCCACACGGCACTTGCGTCCACGATGCCAAAGCCCTTCTCCGGCCCGACTCCCAGCTGCTGCAGCACCAGAAATACCGCGTTGATGTGCATGATGATGTCCGCATCAAACGCCGTGTAGCTCTCCGCTATCCCCAGCAGCTTCTTCACGCTTGTCAGGATGCTGTCCATGCTGCGCCTCCGTCAATGTGCGGTGTTTCCGTCCGCAATGCACTGGTTCTCCCACTTCTTGTACACGTCAAGGTAGGTTTCCTTCTTGTCGCCGTTGTGGGTGATCTCATAGTACATGCCGTCAGATACGGTGGTGCTCACAAGTGCCTTCCAGTTCTGCAAGGTCTTCGAGAACCATACGATGAACACATCCTCCATCGTCAGCTTCTTGCCGTCGGTCGCGTCCACATGACTGTTGAAGTAGTCCACCACCAGCTGCTTTGCGCGGTTCATCATAGCTTCGTTGTCCATTTTGAATCCTCCTCTGTTTTTTCTTTCGTTGTCAGGTAAAGCGGCCCATCATCGTTTTATCCTTCCATAACCTGTTCCCAGTCGTCGCAGCAGGTCACGTTCAGCATCATGCCAATATCTTTGACCTTGCGGAAGTTGACCTCTTCGCCGTTTTCCGTGTGGATCAGAAGCTCCGTGCCGGAAATATGCCAGTAGGCGTCCTTCCAGCCCCGCCGTTTCACTTTGTGTCCCTGCTTCATGGTAAGCCAAGCCGTCGTCCAGTTCATCCTATTTCCTCCAAGGGCAGGTGTCCCCTGCTGTTCTCTCACCATCCGGTATCTTCGGCCCGCCTCCGGTGCTATAGTGGATGGCCTTGTGTGTTGCATCCGACACGCTGATAACATTCTCTGGGTCGAACAGTGCTTCCCGGTGCTCGAGAATGTCCTCTTTCGTCAGAGGGTTGATGTGGTGTATCGTAATGCGCGCCCGGCTCACCTTTCCTCCGCTGGCTGTGATGTCTGCGATAGGATGGTCTTTGCACCCGAGGTCGCAGCCTCCGTCCCGCACGATGATCCTGTCACGGAACTGCCGCCACTCCTTTGAGCGGTAAAAGTCCTGGTTCAGGTATCGGTCAAACCCGAAGGTGTCCTTTCCCACCGTCCCGTGAAGCTGTAAATACTTCAGCCTCTCCTCGAATGTCCCACATCGGCACATTTCGCTGTAGCTTTTCATTTCAGTGTCCTCATGAGTTCGTACACCAGTAATATCATGCCATGTAGGTCCGCCCCGCAAAGTGCAATCCAGCTCAAGGTATTATCCGGTTTCTTCCCCAGCCATACTGCCAGCAGAAAGGCCGCAAAACATGCAAGGAAGCTCGACAATAGTATCCTCTCGAACTCTGTCATAGAGCCGCCTCTTTCTCAGATGTACCCGTGGTCCATTGCAAATGCACCCGCAATCAGGAATGTAACTGTCGCAAGAAACACGGCCCACACCATATTGTCTTGTTTCTCGTTCACGCCGCCGTATTCACCGAACCAGAACACCTCTCCAAACAACGCCGGGACTGCCACGACCCAAAGCATCCGGAACACCTCAGCACTCATACTCTTCTCCTTCGCCATCATCCTCGCCGGAATACTCTTTCATGGCCTTGAGCACTTCCAGGTACAGCTCCTCGTTGTCCTTTGCTGCATTGATGGCCTCAGTCTTAGCCCGCAGGAGCTTGTTCTCTTCCTCGAGCTTCTGCTTTTCCAGCATCGTCTTACTCGTCGCCAGCTTCAGGAAGTGGGTGGTCTCTGCAGAAGAGGCTGTTCCTTCCCGTATCCGCTTTTCCACCAAGTCCATCGCCAGTGAGATCATCTGGTTTTCTCTCGCTTCCGGAGTCAGTGCCGGCCTCATTGCGGGCAAGTCAGCGCCGGAAGTTTTTCTTGCGCCCATTTCCGGCACCATCCTTTCTGTAAAATTCTGTCAAATATCGTTCGCGTTCTCATCCGCCAGATTTTGGTTTACCCGCCATTGCTGGCGTTTTTTTGTTTTTGCAAAGTTTGTCATGAGTAACTTCATGGCAAAAATAAAAGGTTTTTCTAAGGGTTCACGGGTATGTCAGAGCAAAGCAGTAACTCGACACAAAAGGAGGAAATGATTTTGGGAAAGTTCTATTGGAGGTTGAACGATCATGAAAACGTATCCATACCCGTATCACAAAGGTATAATAAGGGCGTGTACCCGTGAACCCTTAGAAAAACCGCCGAAGCCCGGTCTACTCCCCAGACCTCGGCAAGTTTGCTTTTGTCAGTTGTCCTATAAAGCCGCGAAATTCTAATGAGTTTTTCGCACATTCGATATATTGACTCCTATTCAACTTTACGATAGACTTGGTACCAAAGGAGAAAGCAGTATACATCTATCCCTAAAGAAAGGAGGTGTACTCGAAATGTGAAACAAGAAAATTCGGCAGTTATCCAAATATCTCTCTGATTCACAGCACACTCATTGCGTCCCTGTAACTATGGAGCAAATGCATCAGAACATCATCGGCGCTCTCAAAATTTTCAATTCCTATATGAGTGTAGTTGTTGAAGAGAGTCAGAACAACTGAGTATAAAAAACGCTGGTATCCGTATGGAGGTTCGGATACTGGCGTTTTTGCTTTGTAAAATATCAACGGAGTCTGATATAGGACATGAAAGCCCAAATATCAATTTTCCCTCCGGAGAAATATCAAAGACCGGCGCGATTTGAGAGGGGGTGTTGATTTTGCGACCCCCTCCCTATCCCCTTACGCGCTTTGCGCAAGGGTCGTGTCGTCTTCGACCTCCATCTTGAGCTTCTTGTAGATGTTGAGCGGGTCATTGGCGATGATTTTGTCAATAGCCTGCTCAATTTCGTATGCGTTCTCTGCATCCGTCAGCTGGTCAGAGGTATAGGCTAGCCGCATCAGCAGTCCGCAGGAGTTGTAGCCCTTATCCATATCGAAACGATACCAGTCGTCGAACTGGCTGTAGGGATTATAAGGGTTATCGGTCGTTGTTAAAAAGCATCGAATCATAGTTCAAAGCCTTCCTTACTTATTCAGAGCACTGTAAACAGTGGACTCAGGAACACCACAAGCTTTTGCAATCTCGTTATAGGTATAGCCGTTGGCGAGCATCGCCTTTGCTTTGCCCATCTTCGCGCTGGTCATTACAGTTGCTGTCTTCGGCATCGCACGTTTAACGATTTCGTCCGGCTTAGATGCGTTGAGAATCTTCGTCAACTTAGTATGCGTAATTGCTCCAGCTTGGACAGCCTCCCATTCGCGATCGGTAAACGTAATACGTGTTTTACTTCCGCTTGCCCCAACCGAATCACGAGCACGCTGCATCTCGACAGCAGAAATCTTTTTAATTTCCTTCTTGTCTTTCTTAGGGTCAAGACCTTGTGCCTGAATTTTAGCCTTGATATTTGCGTTGGCAATTATCATTGCGCGGCGTTCCTTCGGCTTGTTGTCTATCACAGCTTTCAGCTTAGCATCAATAGATTGAACTTCAGTCCGATACTCTTTTGCCGCAGCTGGATTATATTCCATATTTTCAGTATGTACGGCTTCTAACCGTGCTTTTCTAGCGAGGTTCTTCAACTGATTAGAAAAATCAGCGTACAAATTTTCCTGTATTGTACCAGATGAGAGTGTCTGCGCATCGGGGGTTTGCGATATAAGACTGACCTTTGTCTGCGCCTCTACTCGCTTGCCTGTCTTTGGATCAATATAAGTACGTCCGGACTCTTTATAAATGAGGTTTCCCGTTTCGGGATCAACATGAGCGCTTCCGGTACGTTCAGGGACATATACGGTCTGCTTGCGGCGAGACAGCAGCGTGGATGCACCACCAAACCGCTCATTGCCGTCTTCATCCACACGGATCTGCCACTTCTTCTTCAGTTCCTGAATGCCATTCTCCCGCTCAGACCGCTTGTAGTCCAACTTGTGCTTCTCTGCATCAATGACGACCATCGAATGCTTAACTGCACGGGTGATTTCCTCAGGAGGAGCGCCGCGAAGCGTCATGTCCGTGATAAGGTTCGAGATGATTCCCATCTCTTTCTGCTTTTCTTCCTTTTTCATCAGGCGCACACCATTCGGGTTGCCTTCCGGGACAGCATAAGCAGTCTTGGGGTCGAAGTCTTTCAGCCCTCTCAGCGCAGGCGTTGCTTTGACAGCCACCTTGCTGGAAATGGGGATAGCAACAACCGTATCACCGTCGAAGTCTGCGCCGGACAAACGCTCTGCAACCTTGGAGTTGATACCAATAGCATCCTGAATGTTGCCGAAGTTCCGCTTACCGCTAACATTTTTGTTGTTGACCGTGACGATAGGAATCTCGAAAGTGCCCGCATGAGGATAGCGAATCAGTGCGAGTTGTGTGCCGTTCTCATAGGTCGGGCAGTAGCACTCTTTCTCGCTGATTTTGGTCAGCGGCAGGATGACCTTGGTAGACTGACCGGGGAAAGAAGAAGCCTTTAGAGTCATGGAGTTGCCCTCGCAGGTGTCTGCGAAGTCCATTAAAAGTTTCTGCTTGATGGTCGGGTTGGTACATTGCATTATCTCTTCGTACTCGGCTTTGCGGTCGGCCAGAGTAAGATTGAGCTGCTGCTTGATGAGTTTGATGGGTTGTTTAGAAAGGAATTGTGAGGACAGATTTTTTGCCATCGTGTCCCACTCGCCTTCCTCGCGAAGCTTGTTGATAGGAGACAGATGCTTCTGACCGTCAGCGCCAATGTATTCGCTCTGACCTGCTGCAGTCAGTGCTGCACCAAAGGGATTGTCCGGGTCGTCCTTGATGGGCTTGAGCACCTTCATCTTGGGTGTGCCAGAGGGTTTATTCGTATTGAAAATGACATCATATCCATCAGGCACATCGTCAGAGTAGACAGCCATACCTTTGAGGTAGTGACTGTTATCCACCATGATACGAACCTGTGCGTAATGGCTGTTACCAAGGCTCAGGTCATCTACACCGCGCCGAATCTCGATAACACCGTCTTTGTCCAGACCGCCTTCGTCACCATAGCGAATCGCAACGCGGTCGGAACTCATGCTGGACGGACGCTGGAGCTTCTGGAATGTCTCACCGCCATCATCCGAATGGTAGTCACCCAAAGACTGAATGTCACCTTGATGCTCATACGCATATTTCTGGTTGTACTCAGGTTTTGCAATAACCATCACATTGGTCTGCTGGTTAATATTGGTAGGTTGCCGAATGCCAACGCCGTAGCGCTGATAACCATATTCAGCCTCAAGTCGATAGATTGCTTCGTCAAGTTTGTCAGGCGAAACACCCAGGACCTGATTGACGCCTTCGGAAACGTCAACCATGCCTTTCTTGTCAACCTCTTTTTTCAGGGTTTCCACAAGTGCTTTGGTATCGGTTTCTTTTTTACCGGCGTTACCTTTATAAATAGAGCGCACCGATGACTCCGAAATACCGAGCTTGTTTCCAATTTCGACCCATCCAAAACCATCTTCTCTCAATGCACGAACCTGATCGTACTGAAGCGCTCTTCGCTGATTAGCGGCCACCTTTCGAGCATATCGGAACTCTGTCGTGCTCATCCTATACTCCTCGGGGAGTGTGGCATTTATTTGAGCAACGAGTTCTTTTTCAGTAAACTTACCGCTTTTTTCAAGCTCTTCCACACGGGAAAGAAAATCACCGGAACGCTGGTAAGGATTCTCACCAGAGCCCCAAGGATAGCGGCCGGAGTGGCGCTTGGTACCGTAGTGTTCGAGGCTGTCGGTCTCGTCGTCCACGCCATAAAAGAATTTGATGTCTTTTTCAATCGGATTCATGCTGCTTCCCCTAACTTCAATTCCGTAATGATTTTATCGAACTCAATGATTTTGTCCATGATAGGCTTGATTTCGGCCTCGGTCGGGTTGACCGTAAAGACATCATCGTTCTGATAAATGCGGTTTTCGATTTGGATGTCCTGCGGGTGTACGCGGTACTCCAGACAGAAAAGTGCATCATAAATAAAGAGCTGCTCCATATGTGCAGGAACAGCTCCGGTCTTGAGGTCGTGGATTCGCAGTAAGTTGTTCTTAAAAGTGATAGAATCTGCCGTTCCGAAGCAGTTGCCCGAATAATAGAGCACCTGTTCCGGTGTCATACGGAAGCCGATGGCATCGTTGACGTAGGCGTTGAGCGTCTTTTTGCTTTTCGGCAGCTTCTGACCAAGAGCAATACACTCTGCCGCAAATGCGTGCAGTCTTGTGCCATTTTCCTTGGCCTGATAGCTGGCATAGGTCTCGGCAAGGCGTGCAGCATCATAGTTTATCCAATGATACTTACTCGCACCCAGAAAGGCGTGCAGACCTACGAGCTTGGAATGATCGTTCCAGTTCATTCAGTATCTCCTCCTTGTTCTCCGGGTAGATGAAAGCAGCATAACTCATCTCGTTCATCTTTTCTACATAGTAGTCCTGATTTGGGCGATGAGATGCTCTTGCTGACTTCTTGCCTTCCAGTGCGGCCCATGTGTCTTCGTACAGAACCACGAGGTCAGGAATACCCTGTATCTCGTTAGGGTCTGCGTGGAGCACAATGCAGCCGGGAAAGCGAGACTTCAGCTCTTTCACCAAGCCGGTCTTGAATGTGTTTTCTAGCATGTCAGCCTCCAAAATAAAAAAGGAGTAGAGCACGTCTGAGACGCATTCTACTCCTCCTCATAAAAGAGGCAGATTTTTTCGCGTGAATTTTTCACGCGAGATGGGTTTTGGGGCAAAAAGAAAAGCCCCTGCGTGATTAGCGCAGAGACTTGTTTGATTTAATGCTTAGTATCCAGAAGTCAGCTCTGTATACAGCTCGTTCGGGCCAACCATATAAGTAGTACCTTCATCGTGGTTCATGAATGCACCATAATCGTCGCATAAAGGATGGCTGCCGTATGTATAATCCGCCAAACTGTAAAACTGCTTATTTATCCCTTCGTATGTACGACGTTTACCGCACTGTGGACACTTCCACGTTTTGCGGCTCGCTTTGACAAGTGGGACTGCGCAGAAGCGGCAAAGTGGTTCTTTAGTATGAATTTCTACGCTTCCGTTGTCATAGCAATGAACTTCGTTGCCATTAGCATCGCATGTCATCCATTCCTCAAAACCATCTTCGTTTGAGAAACTATGGGCCCGATCCAGACCATGATTTTCAGCATCTCTCATAGTAGTCACCTCATCAGAGCTGTGTGTTATACGTTGCGACAACGATAGCACTTCTGCATACTTTGGTTCAAGTGAAAACTGTTAGGAATATGTGAATTTTCCGTGTTGTGGCCAAAAGCCCACTTTTTATCGTTAGTTATTATATTATTTTATTAAAAATTTTATTAAATTGAAGAAAAAAGTGGGTTTTTGGGCTTTTCGTATATTTTTAACGTATTTACGTTAAATTTTGTGGCCAAAAATATTTTCAAAAGTGGGCAGAAAGTGGGCTTTTGGGCAATTTTGACGTTAAAGAGCTCTTAAAGTAGCTCAAATCACGCCTTTTTCATTCATCCAGAGGAGAATGGAAACAACAATCATGAAAATCACAAGCCCGGTAATTGCTGCTTTTTCTTGCTTGTCATGCTCATGCCGCTTCTTCTCTTCAAACTCCATCTTCTTCAGCTCGAGCTCCTTGGCGTCCTTAGACTCCTGAATCCGTGCTTCATCCACGAATCGATGCGTCTCCTGATAGTCATCGAGCCGCACTTTCGTCCCGCAATACTCACAGAACATAAAGTCTCGATTGCCGTCTTTCACCATAAGCTCAGCACCGCAGCTAGGACATTTTACCGTTCGTGCCATAAAAGCACCTCCTTACTTCAGTATAAGAATATCATGGAGATATTCTAGCGTCAAGTCAATTCATGCCAACTTTTTCAAAATCGCAATGTCTGCAAAAATCATATTATGGCGAATCTCGTATTTTATAATAATGTTCGATTATATGCATGATTTTTCAAAAATTATCCTTTAATAATTTTTTCGATGTTTAAGAATATCCGATTTTATCGTTAATTCGTTCTTTCCGTTCATGATTTCGTTCGTGTTTGTTAATAATTTATCCACCTATTTCTAAATTCCGGTGTTATACTTGCACCTGTAAAGGCCGGTAGCAGTAATCCGATGCAACTGGCCGCTGTTAGAACTGTTACATAGGAGGATATTATGGGTTCTAGTTTAGCAAGAGTTATAAATCCAACTAGTTTAAGGGATGCCATTGAGGTTTTCTTCAAAACAAACCACAAAACTGAGGCAAAAGTTGCAAAAGCAGTTTTTTCTAATGGCATAATGAAAACGAAAACCATTACTAAAGAAGGGTCACAAATTTTCACTACGTATGTTCTTCCCCAAGGAGTGTCTACTGCTAAATCAATTTTGGCTAGAGACTTAGCCAAGAACGGCGTCAAGGGTATTGATATAGCTTCGCTCTTGCAAGTTTCTCCATCCACAGTATCTCGTTGGCTAAATAAATAAGAGACGTAGATTTCTCCACGCCTCCGTTGTCGACTTAGTCTTTATACTCCAATTCGGCAACTATTTCCTTAGTTTTCTCCAGATCAATTCTGCCCAAGCCAGCAAGCATAGCATGTGCTCCTTCCCAGTATGCTCCGCGCATTGCAAATGCAATTCCTGCAATGCCTACCACGCTGCCAACAATCATATGCCCTTTGCTGGCCCACAGCAGTCCGATCAGTCTTTTAGTTTCGTCTTTCATAGTTCATACCTCCAAAATATAATTTCGAGACTAAGCATCTCATAAAGCATCAAGAAATTTTCGCGTTACCAAACCATAAAACTCAGGCCTCACACTCGCTTAGCACACGAATGTGAGGCCTTTTTATATAATTTTTCTTATATGTATTAGGCCCAGTCTTGATGGTACACACCAGCTCGTTGGACGAGTTGTTCGTAATGGACATCAGGCCTTCCGCTTCGAGAATGACTTTATCCGTTCGAGCGTTGTAAACCGTGATATGCCGCTCCGTCTCAAAGTAGTTGGCCTGCTTCGAGATGTTCTTGTTGACCTTTTCAGCCTCTGAACACCCACACAGGCAGCCCACCAGCATCACTAGGCACATCACCCAGCAAACAATACGATTTTTCATATCTCAATCTCTCCTTCATGTTTCAAAAGCCACCCTGCGGCAGCATACAAAAAGCTCCGAAGCGATACTGACGAGTAACAGTCATAGCCCATTACTTCCGACATTCTCGGATTTGGAGCCTGTCCACTGCGGTATATTACAAAGTCGAGCGCTCTGCGCATGGCCCTATCGATAGATTCCGACGATTGGCCATATTTATCTCCGAGCGCGGCACATAGAACCGTCAGATTGATTCGCCTGCGCTGCTGGATAAAACCCATCGATTTCTCAAGCGCCTCTCCCAACATCTCAAAACCTACAGTCCCATCAGGTACGCCCAAATTCTTTAGAAAAACGCTTATTGTTTCTCTCATATGCAGGCCTCATTCTTTTACCATACTCCCCTTCCGTGTCTGGTCATCCGCCGGCCAGAACGTGTAAATATCATCGAACACCACCGGGATTTTTTTCTGAACCTCCAGCAGCAGCGGGCACATCAGCTCACGCATCTGGGGATGAGCCGCCACAGGAGTACGCAGCTTGAAGATATTGCGCCACTCACGGTAGTTGGCGGTCACCACGATTTCGGTCTTCAGGCACAGGGGCAGCACACAACGAGCCTGTTCGGGACGATAGCCGTTCATAAGCATCAAAAAATAAGTTTTTTCTGCCAATTCGCAGGATTCTACCCATTTACGATAGAACAGGCGATTCTGCTCTTTATCGATATAAAACGGTTCCACAACGGTAATGCTGCTCTCAAACTTCTCCTTCGAGTAGTTGCAGTACCGCGTGCTTTCCTGTGCAAAGCTCGCGATGCGGTGCCGCACCAGCTCATTGGCCACGCCACGGTCGCACGTAAACAGCACGCTCAGCTGAGAATGCTCCAGCATAGCCTCATGCCCCTGCTTCACCAGAAAGCCCACCAGTTTCTTTGCCGACTCACCATCCGGCGTGATCTTGTCCTCGCTCTTGTAGCAGACCCGGGCCACCCGCTCGATCTGCTGCAGTTCTTTGATGCCGCCCTCAGAAATATCGGTGAGGATTTCGTATTTGGGTTCAACGATTTTCATATGTTAGCAATCCTTTCTCTTTCGGGATCTCGCAAAATAGAATCCCAGTCTCTAATAAGTTTCCGTAAGCCATGATCATTTGCTATTGGGCTCATCGTTTCTTCATCATATTGCACTATGACACTGCCTGCTTTATCGCATCCAAATCCGCAATTCCGGCACCGAATCTTATACTTGATTTCCAGGCTTGTCCCAGTGGTCGCTGTTCCGTATACAGTTGGCCTCACTTTTGAATAGCACACCGGACAACATCTCATAAAAGATCCTCCCGCTTCAACTTACACTCCCAGTTCCCGCAGATGTCGCCACAGGCATATTTCTTGGCAAATTTCATACCCTTTTCAATGGCCTCCTGCTTGTCGGTTGCCCTGACTTCAAAGCTCTGATGCCCACCGCCATTGTCTGTGCAGGAAAAAATAAAGGTGTGTTTTTTCATATCATCCACCTCACAGCAGAATCCGGAATAAAATGAACCACAGGCATTTCAGGGTGAACGCAATGATTATCAGCCACGCGCAGGCCGCGATAGTAACCGCCAGAACGCCGCCAATAAACTTGCCGATTTTTTCATACATGCTCATTGCTCCTCCTTCTGGTACCCGATGAAGTCCCCAACGCCGATGTCACCGTTCGGACATGTATGTGCCCTATACAGCCTCGGTGCTAAAGGCATCTCTTTGTGATCCCACTCGAGTTCGCCATTGACCCTGTTCAGGAAATTATTCAGCTCAATATACATGACAGTCTCGGTATGTACCGTCACCGGGCAGAACTCATTCCCACATTTGCGGCAACGATAAATCTGATGATAGTACGTCACAGTATAACACCTCCAGTCAATCTCTCGACCTTGCTCTCCGCAGAGCACAGCTCGAAAATAGCCGCCGGCATATACTCCTGCTCACAGAAGTTGAAGTGATTCTCCGCGATTTCCAGCTCCCGCAGAGGGTTGAGGAACTTACGCTGGCGAGCATCCTTAAAAATATCCATCAACCAGTCATACGGAGAGCTGAGCGTCAGGAAGTTGATAGCGAACGCGATAATTTTCTGAAGCATATTTCTTATTCCTTTTATAAAAAATAAGAGCCGCAGATTTCTCCACGGCTCTGTCCAGAATATCTTTTTGACGAAATCAACGATTTTGCGCAACATAATTTTTACGAAGTCCTCCTTTTTTGCATCCAAATTCTTTTCGGCGACGGTTAATCCATTCAGAAACTTTATGAGAAAGTGGCGCGCCCTTTTTCACAATCAGAATTGCCTGCACATATTCTTTATGAGCTGGCACATACATCCAACACTGAGTATTGTCATTATGGTCAACTGCATCACCAATCCACAAACGTGCAGGCCAAACATGGTTTGAGTGATAGAATATGCTTCCCTCCAAATAATTGAACCAGAAATACTTATGGACGACCTTTCGATCAATAAGTTTTCGTGTCTTCTTAGACATATTTCTCATTTAATTTTCACCTTTGCTCCCTCAAACTTCAGAGGCTTCACCGTACCCTCCCGCGCACACTCCGTCAGGCACTCATTGCAGGGCTCGTCCGTCTCCAGCACCTTGAAGTTTTTGCACTTCGGGCAGTAGGTTGCATAGTCCACTTCGCGCATCCAGTCATTCATCAGTTTTTACCTCCCGAACGATTGTTACATTCCCACAATGAGGGCAAGTCGTCATCACTCCGTCTGGAATATTGGTATACTGTGATCTTTTGCGGACCCACCATTTGGTCGGCGCTTCAAAATGGCTACCACAGGAACTGCAGACAACTGTGATAAGTGGTTCATCGTTCGAGCTTTTCATCTTTACTGCAAACCTATCATCCAACTCCGGATGGGTCTCCCGCTGGTTCAGAGCCCACAGCAAGTTCCAGCAGGCAGCGCGCAGGTGATCCTCATCGTCCATGCCGACCATGTACTTTGCCAGATGCCGAGAAGCACTGTCCAGCAACGAATGCAGAGGGATACCCTTATCCACGTTGTGCTCGCCATACTTCAGTGCGCCCTCCTCGCAGTGCTTGCTGACCTCCATGATGCCATACCAGGGCAGAAGGTCCATCCGCCCCTTCCCTGCATGCATGTCGCGTTTGGCACCAGTTTCAAATTCGGTGCGGTCTCCAGAATCCTTAATCATTTATGTTTCCTCCATGTATACTCAATAGCATAAAGTTGAGAGCAATCCCTCAGTCTTTGAACAATTTGCTTATTGATTTCAATGTGAGCTCTTGGATTAAAAAGTTGCTCCGGACAATGAATCAAACAGTATCTTGCATTAACAGGGATCAGTGGCTCCTCTGGTAGAATTAGAAAACGCCCAATAAAAACACCATCAGGCCTTCTGACCAGATATTTCCAAACAGCAGATAACGGACTACTCTGATATGGATAAAATGTCACGATGGAATCGTTGAAAGTCTTCGTGCAATGACAATTAGCATTGAGAACTTTGACAAGCTTCTTTCTATTTTTCTTTGAAATATTTCCCATTAGCAGAACCTCCTGATTCTTCCCTGCATAACCTTGTTGGGAATATCCAGCCACCGGATTTTGCACTTGTCTTTGTAGTCAGGACGCAGCTTCTGTAGAATCATCTTCAATGGCTGCCCCTTGATTTCTTCAAACAAGTCCATAAAATAAGCCGTCACTTTCTCGCAGCATTCCGCGATCGCGTTTAAGGCATCTGCAAGTTGCTCACAGGTCGTAGCAGTATGCCTCAAAGAATCATAAATATCATGCTCCATAAAATTTCCTTTCGTTAAACGCTTTCTTTGAGTTCAGCGCCCTTGAAATAGCGAGGTCTATTCCTGCTCGGGACTTTAAGTGGTAATACCAGAGATCCTTATACGGCGTATTCAGTCTGTCGATTCGCCCCGCGGCCTGCTCCATAATCTTATAGGAGTAGTTCTGGCTGTAGAATATAATGGTGTCCGTCTTGATGCAGTTCCAGCCCTCTGCCCCGGCGTTGTACTGCACGAGATAAACCCACCTGTCGCCGTCAGGAATTGGCTGGTGTTTATGACCATTCCACTGAGCAACCTCAACCCCTGTGCCGTAGTTCAACCCGAGTAGAATATCCAGCTCGTAGTCGAAATTGTAGAATATAATCACTCTTGGCCTCGTCATGCAAATATCAAGGACTTCCTGCTGCCGACTCCAATCCGAGTTGACCAGTTTACGCAACGAATAGCAAAACTCGCTGGCCGTTTCGATGGGCTTGTCCTCCCACGGATTCCAGCGATTCTTGCAGAGTTGCAAATACTTCGGCTTGTCATAGCTCACAAAAATATTCTCATGGTGGGACACTGTGGACCGCTCGAAGTCCATGTCAACCAGAATCAGTTCCCTCAGCCGTATCAGTCGCTGTGTGTTCAAATATCTGTCGATTTTCGGATACTTAGAGAAACGACTGTATACAACATGCTGATTATTGAACTCCGTACGATTTCTGAAGAAACCATTTGCGATGAACACCGGAATATAATCGGTCCAGCAGTCCCCCGGCGTAGCGCTCAGAAGAATCCACTCATTTTCCTTTGTGATTTTCAGGAAAGACTTAACCCATTTACCGCTGCCAACTACTCTCTGTTCATCGAAAATAAAGAAGGCATTCTTTATACCAACGTACTTTTCGATATTATTCCACGAATCGACCGTCACAGCATGCTTGTAAATATCAAGCTCTGGATCGGTACTCATGTAGAAATGAGCCAACTCTTCGGCCCACTCTCCCGTATCCCGTTTCCGGGCAGTCGTGATGATATAAAGATCCGGTGGTTCTGTCATCCTTGCATATTCTTTTGTGTTTATTTGTCCACCATAGAGTCTGTAGTAGAACGCCAAACTCGTTCTCGATTTTCCGCTTCCTACGCCTCCGCATAAGATGCATCCGATTTTCATACGGTTAATCGCATCTAATTGATAGTCGTAGAGCGTTACACCTGCCATCAGGTCGCTCACCTCATTTCCAACGTCACATAAATGGCACTTTTATTGCAGTGATTCTCGTAGGCCAGAAGCGAGATCGTCGCCTCTTCCTCGTCTTCGCCCTCCCCTCTGACGGTATAAGCAAAGAGCTCTTTCCGGTTCTTCCTGAACACCTTCCAGAGTTCTTTTTTCTTAGTAAAGTCCGTGCTTTTTGCAGTAGGACGTATATTGCAAGCCTTATCTACTCTGCGAAGTCCGCCCATAAATATTACGCCTCCTCAAGATGGCAGAAGTCCGTGTAGTAAACCAGGTTGTAATTCAGCGGATGGTTGTTCCAGTCGTAGTTCTGCTCGTAATCAGCAACCTCATCACGCTCGTTGAGTTCGCGGCAAATATCATCGTTGTGCTCATAGAACCATTCCAGCGGAAGGTCGAACTTGTCGCACAGTTCCGGAATATCAAAGGCCCAGCAGCCGTAGTTGGTGTTCTGCATACCCTCCGAAACCATGTAATCGACGATCTCTTTTACTTTTTCTCTGCTCATAATCCTTACTCCTTCTATTGTTCAAATATCAGGCTCTTTGGCCCGGTTGCGAGTCATGCGGGAATCGAACCCACCGTACAGCCCATGCTAATGACTCAAATAAAAGAGCCCCAGATTTCTCCAGGGCTCTCATGTGCTTATTCTTCAGGTGTACAATAATCAACGTCGAGATGCACTTTACCTTCGCTATCCGTGTAGGTGACGAACTTTCTCGGCTGATGGAACATCTTCTCGTACTTCTCGACGAACTCCGGCAAAAGCTCACCGAAATCATCCTCCGTGAGGCCTACAATCAGGAATGTTCCAACGATAATATCAATGGGGATACCATAAGGGCCGTCGAGCGTCCGGTTGAGTTTCTCCATGCAATCATCATACAGCTTTCCTTCTTCGTTGCAAATCAATGCCACCTCATCGTCCCACGGGTAAACAGCCTGAATCGGGCCTTCCACCTCTTTCTGGAGCGATTCCAGAGAACAGTCAATGTCGATCACTTCAGGGTAATGCTTTGGGCGAACCCTCAGAACTTTCATACTGTCAACCTCCCAAATTGCACATCAAAAATATAAATCGAGCTGTTTCCTTAGAGCCGCCATTTGCGACGTGGGCGCTCACCGGCTGGAGCATTGGACCAAGGACCGACCCCGGCACTCGAAATATCATTGATTAGTAACCGAAGCAGCTATACTTACGAGCTTCTTTCGCCCGTGCTTCGACGACATCCCGAGCCACATAGTTCAGGTTGATGGTGTAACTGGGAATGCCGTAAGCCTTTGCGGCCTGGTTCTCGATTGCGCAACCATGGTACGCTTTCTCTTCATCATATACGCCGATGAAGTAATCGGCCTCCGACAGCATCTTGATGCTTTCGCCGAGATACCAAAGTGCCTGGTTCATGCCACTCGGAGGATCAGGAATATAGGTCTGGATAACATCCAGTTCTTCTCCAAAGACGGCCTCTGCAATGTTGTGCATCTGCATCATGGTCCCACGGATCTGGGCTTCGGTACGGTCTTTCATAGGGCAGCTGATAAACAGTTTCTTCATATGCTTCACCTCAGAACGGAATTTCGGTGGGGTCGCTCGGCTCTGCCATGTCTGCTTCAGGAGCCGCAAACCGGGCATAGCGCTCTGCATACGGGTCAGAGTCAGCATCCTGCTCTACGTACATGACATCGGCATACAGGCTGAACTCTCCCGGGTTGTTGCGCTTCTCTACGAGGTTGCACAGGCAGTTGACGTTCTTGACGCGGATGTAATCCAGCTGACCGACCATATCGATGTCACAGAGCAGCTTCTTGCCGGTGGTGGTCACCCAGTAGACGTGCGGAGGCCACTTGGACTCCATGTTGACATTGACCGGAACGAAATAGGTCGGAAGAAACGGCTCATCATAGGTCTTTTCCGGATTCGGACGGGTCTGCTTGACCGTTACGCCCATGTCCATCAGATGATGCGCCATGTCTTCGGTCAGAACCAGATTGACCCGGCGCTTGTTGGAGCCGAAGCGGTCGCGGCTGGGGTCGCCGCTGAAGTTGGTAGTAAAGATGAAGCGAGTATTCTCGATAGATACCTTCTGGCGTTTGTTAATCATAAATATCAGTCTCCTTTTTATCGTACATCAAAATTCTGTGCAGCTTCGTCCTGCACATCGTCCCACGGAATATCAGGCTTCTGCCAAGGCGGCAGCCCGGTATCATCGGAGGCAAAGCTATCAAAGTCTCCATACTCGGAAATGGCCTCGACAGCTTTCGTTGCCATCTTATCAAAATAAGACCGGTCAATAGTGTCCTCCAGATGCAGGTTATAGACCATCTCGCTTTCCAACCAGCGATAATCTTTCGCACCTGTCACAGAGTCATACTTGGTCTCACCGTTGTCTTTGACGCCTGCTTCTCTCACAAGCAGCGCGCCGCCGCATCCTGGTTTGATAGGGCAGAACTGGCCAACGCGCCCGACAAAAATATAATTGTGCTCTCCCTCGGCCAAGTCCTCATTTTTATCGAGGTAGATAGCGCCCTTCGATACCGATTTGGTCTCGCAGAGGTCGTTGAACACAATATCTTCGTGAGAGAAGAGC